GGGTCCGGATCTTCCTCCGCCACGGCGATGTCGTCACCAACATCACCTTTGTCAGCGGCAACACCGCTGCGGGCACCCCAATCCACTGGGCGCACGCCATCTATGACCCGGATGGCAACCTTCTAGGGGCGACTGCGGACCAGACCAGCACCGCCTGGGCCGCGAACACGGCCAAGAAGCTGGCCCTCTCGGCACCGGTGACGATCACGCGGGATGGCTGGTACATCGTGGCCACCACCACCACAGCCACCACAGTGCAGACCCTGATCGGATCCGCGCCGATCGTGACCGCAACCGCCAGTGTCCACACCGGCAGCGTCGCCCTGGGCGTCACCTTCGGCACCGGACTGGACGGGGTACCGCCCGCGACCACAGGCACGCTCACCGGTGTCGCCAAGTGCCCCCTGGCCATCGTCTCCTGACATGGCCAAAGCAGGCACAGTAGCCGTGACGGATGCGGCAGCGATCCTGGTCGCTGCCGCATCCGCGCACAGCGTCGCGAAAGGGGTCACCACGGTGACCTCCGGCGCCGGAACAGAGCTCCTGTCCGGGCACTATGACCGGTACCAGGTGGTGGTCAGTGCTCCGGTCGGGTCCTCAGTCGCCTACCTGGGCAGCAGCGCCGTGGTGGACAGCACCGGGTGGCCCTTGGGCCCAGGTGTCGACCTGACCGTGGATCTCCCGGTGGGTGAGGCCCTGTATGCCCGGTGTGCCACGGGTGGGACGGCCACACTCCGGATCCTGGTGATGGGCACATGAGCATCCGCATCAGCCGCCCCAGTCAGGCCAGCGCCTACCCAGGTCTGGCCACCTGGAGGGCCGCCTACGGCCGCCGCCGGAGTTCTGTGGTGAGCATCGTCAGCGTCGGTAGCTCCAGCGTCTACGGCAGTGGAGCTACGACGCTGGCTGATCGGTTCGTTGACCGCGAGGCCAGCATCCTCGCCGCGGCGTCCATGACCACGACTGGGCGACATGCGCTCGCTGGCTCCACCACGCTGGACGGCTGGACGGAGTCCGGTACGGTCACCGGAGACACCCGGGGTCTCGGCCTGGCCACCCGGCGCCTGGCCGCTGGAGCGACCCTGAGCCGCACGGACGTGTGCACGGGGTGGGATATCCACTTTGCGCAGGGCCCCGGAGCTGGCGCATTTACCGTGGTGGTGGACGGTGGTGCGCCAACCACCGTCACCCCAGACGTATCCGGTACGGCGGAGCGGCACGACGGGGTCTACTCCACCGGCGCCCTAGCCTCCACCAGTCATACCCTGCTCATCACCGCGACCGGGGCGGTGGCGATCAACGGCGCCTACATCTGCGCTGGGGACAATACGGCCGGGGTCAGGTCCTGGTGCTCCGGTAAGGGCGGCTCCGTAGCCGCTGACTGGGCCAACGCGGACCAGTCCCTGTACCACCGGATCGCTACGCTCCGGCCCGCGTTGGTGCAGATATTGCTCGGACCGAATGATTACGCGGCGAGCGTGACTCCCGCGAGCTTCACGGCCTCGGTCAACACGATCATCAGCCGGATCCGCGCAGCGTGCTCCCCGCAGCCCAGCGTGCTGCTTATCGGCACGTTCAAGCGCCTGGACACGATCACTCCCACCTACTCCTGGGGTGCCTACACCGGCGCCCTGTCTGGCATCGCTGCGGCCAACAGTGCATGGTGCTCGTATATAGACATCAGCCCAGACTTTCCAGCCAGCAAGCAGGAGAACGCCGCGCTGGCCCTGGTATCCACTGCGGACTACCTGCACCAAACCTCCGCCGGGCATCAGGCCACGGCGGAACGGATCGTCGCCGGGGCACTCATGGCCCCGGCTCCGGCGGTCGTGGTGCGGGAGCCTTTCGGGCCGCAGCAGGTGTCCGGCTTGCTGGCGGACTTCTGTGCCCAGGACCTGGTTGCCACCCTGGCGGATGGTGCTCCGGTTGCCTCCTGGACCCCCACCTGGGGTCTGGAGCGGGCCCCGCTGGTGCAGGCCACTGCGGGTCAGCAGCCCACCCTGGCCTACGGCGCGGTCAACGGCGTGGCTGCGGTTCGGTTCGCCGCGGCCTCATCCCAGGCCCTGGATACCGGGTTGTGGACAGCCACCCGTGGCACGGCCAGCGTCGGCAAGTCTGTCCTGGTGGTGGCCAAGCCCACCGGCACCCTGGCCAGCGGGCAGACCGTATACACCGGCACCAGCGCGGCAAGTGTCTACGCCAAGATGCAGTACACGTCGACGACCATCGCATCGTTCGCATGCGGTGGGGATGCGGATACTGCCATCCAATACACCACCGCAGTGGACACCTGGCACGGGCAGGTGGCGGTGTACAACGGCGCGTCTAGCACCGTGAGCCGCCTGCCTGGCACATCCTCTGACCGGTCCGGCACCACTGGCACTGGCGCCACCGCTGGCCTGGCTGGGCTCCGCCTGGGTGGCAACATCGCCGGCTCCGGTGGCTACATCTCCATGGACCTGGCTCGGATCTGCGTCTGGGACCAGGCGCTCACCACAGACCAGATCAGCCGGCTGCTGGAGTGGGTGTCCAGCACCTACGCCATCAGCCTCACCTAAGGAGCACTCATGTCACTCAGCACCAAGCTCATGGTGTCCCTGGCGGCGCAGCAGGATAGCGCCCTGGACCTGGCTACTGCGTCCATGCCACTCCAGCTGGATCGCACGATCCGGCTGTCCAGCGGCACAGGAGCCGGCCAGGCGGACAAGGTGTGGGCTGATACCCGCACCCTGGCAGCCAGCGCCGCGGAGGACCTGGACTTGGCGGGAGTGCTGACGGACGCCTTCGGGGCGACGATCACTTTCGCTCGGGTCAAGGGCCTGATTGTCTTCGCCAGTGCGGCGAACACCAACAATGTGGTCTTGGGTAACACGACCAACGGTGTGATCGGGTGGTTCGGCGCAGCCACTCACACGATCTCTGTCCGCCCCGGTGGTCTCCTGGTTCTGGCTGCCCCGGACGCGACCGCGTACGCGATAACCGCGGGCACCGCTGACCTACTCCACGTCGCTAACAGCTCCAGCGGTACCAGCGTCTCCTACGACATCGCCATCATCGGCGCCTCTGCCTGATGCCGTACGCCACTGAGGCCGATCTTGCCGCCGTTTTGGGCAGCGTCCCTGCTAGTGCGAGCGTCCTGCTCACCCGTGCCAGCAGGGACGTGGATACGGCGCTGCTGTGCGCGGTGTATGACCCTGCTGATCCGGATACCGTGGCAGCCCTGCGGGATGCTGTGGTGGAGCAGGTCGCGGGCATGATCGCCGCCGGGGACCCCAAAGGCCTGGGTGGCAGGCGGTCTGGTTTCAGCATCGGTGGGATCTCTTACCAGGCCTCCGCCGAGTCTGGGCCGCAGAAGATCGGCAGGCTGTACACCCAGGCATACGCGGTCCTCCAGGCGGCCGGACTGACCGGCTACGGACCCCAGGACATCTGATGACCTGGGAGGACTTCTGTGCTGAGTGCCTGCCGGAGCCGGCCACCGTCGTCGTGGAGGCGCATCGTGGCGAGGGCCCAGTGGGGCCGGTGTGGGACCAGGCGCAGCAGGTGCAGCCCTGCTACCTGGACGCCGGACGGAAGCTGGTCCGCGCCCCTGACGGCAGCCAGGTGGTGTCTGAGGTGCGGGTGTTTGCCCCCGCTGCGACCACGGTGCCGGTCGGGTCCCGGGTCACCCTGCCCGGCGGCACCACAACCACCGTGATCAGCGCCAAGCTCCACAACGCTCACGGCCTGGACCTGCCGGAGCACATGGAGGTGGCCTGTGAGTAGCGGCGCTGAGCTGGAGTGGCATGGGGACCAGGTCATGGAAGCCATCCGCGCAGCCACGGCCAAGGGCCTGACGCTCGCCGCCGAGCACCTGCTCCAGACGAGCCGCGAACTCGTCCCGATCGAGGAGGGCACCCTGGAGCGGTCCGGCGTAGCCACCGTGGATGAAGCGCAGCTCAAGGCCGCAGTCAGCTACGACACCCCATACGCGGTGCGGCAGCATGAGGAGTTGGACTGGCGCCACGACGATGGCCGCCAAGCGAAATTCCTGGAGCAGCCGGCCGCGACCGAGGCGGACACCATGGCGGAGATCATCGCCTCCCAGATCCGCAGGGCCCTGGGATGAGCCGGGGTTGGACCACCCAGCTCCTGACCGGTCTGGCAGAGCACCTGGCCGCCGGCGGTGCTGGGGTGTGGCATGACCCGGATGGGGTCATGGAGCCCTACGCCGCCGGCGACACGGCCATCGTCCTGGGCGCTATGCCGCCCGAACCGGAGCGTGTGGTCCTGATAAGCCCCTATCCGGTGTCCTCAGACACTGGCCAGGACAACGTGATCATGGGTGTCCAGGTGCGCGTACGCGCGGGGAGCGATCCCCGGGACGCGATTGACCTGGAGGACGCCGTCTATGACCTACTCCACGGGAAGACGCATCTCACCCTGGGTGGGGTGGACGTGGTCCAGATCCTCCGCCAGTCCAGCACCAGTCTGGGGCAGGCCAGGGACCAGAGCGCCCGCTGGGAGCGCTCCAGCAACTACTACCTGTGGGCCATGCGGCCCTGGAAGGAGTAACCCATGAGGTCGATAACAGCGCTGGCCAGGCGATTCAGGTTGGACGTCAACACCGGCACCGAGGGCGCACCGGTCTGGGTGCAGGTTGGGAACGTCTACGACCTGGAACTCAAAAAGAAGGCCACCATCCAGAAGTCCCAGGACTACGACGACGGTGGTGCTGAGGGCAACCAGAAGACCGGCTACAGCTGGGCCCTCAACTTCGCAGTCCGCCGGGCTGTCAGCGTTGCTGGGGCCTACGACGTGGGCCAAGAGGCGATCCGAGTCAAGGACAAAGAGCTGGGTGCGGCGAATATGGCCCAGGTTCGCTGGTACGACCGGACTACCGGGGAGGAAGGCGTCTCCGGTTGGGGATGTGTTGAGTGGAG